TATTCTTGAAGGTGGTTTTACTGTAAGAAAAGATGATGCTACTAAAGATAATCCTCGTGAATATCAATATGAAGTAAAACATCTTTCGCCGAATGAAGGTGAATGTTCTTGCAGAACTAATCATGGAATTATGATGCCACAGCTTGGCTATCATAAAAATCCTACTGATCCAATACTAATCAAATCCAGAAAGAGTAGCGAAAAGAGATTAGAGTATGCCACAAAGGCTATTTCATCAGAAATCATTGATCCCGGCGAACTAATGGATTTATTGGCGAAATGCCCTGATAAAGATCAGTTCATGAATCCAGTTCGAATTGGTAATGTTAATAAAGGTGATATGGTAACAACGGGTCAACTTCTAATTATTCCTAAAGAAAGAACTCTACACTATCGACCAATAATCTCAAAGGTCAAATTTGATTATAATCGTCTTAGTGGTCCAGATTCAAAAACTTTCTTTGAAATTATTTCTTCTCGAAAACTCCTCTCGTTCAAAGATTTCGTAGAGAATAAATAACTCTATGTGGAGTTATAAGGGGGAAGAATTTGCGTCTGAAATGATTGAGGATAATGTAGGCTTTGTCTATGTCATTACAGATAGACACAATGGCATGAAATACATTGGTAAAAAGTCGTTGTGGAATAAAGTTACAAAACCACCTCTTAAGGGTAAAACACGTAAAAGAAGATCTTTAAAAGAGTCTGATTGGAAAACGTACTTTGGCTCAAGTGAAGAAGTAAAAACGCTTGTCGAAGAGCATGGTGAAAAAAGATTTGAAAGAGAGATAATTAGATTGTGTAAAAGTAAAGGCGAAATGACTTACTATGAAATGAAAGAACAGATTATGCGTGATGTTCTATTTAAACCAGATGAATATTATAATGCTTATGTTGGTGGACGTATTCATCGAAAGCATGTCTTAAAAAAATAGCGGTTTACAAATTGAAAAGCTTGGTGTATAATATACAGATACAAAGACAAACCAAGTACATAAACAATGATTATTATAGACTATAGCGGGATAGCAATTGCTGCCATTTTTTCTCAAGATCGTCCTGAAGAAATTCAGGAAGGTCTTATTCGACACATGATTCTGAATTCAATCAGAAGGTATAATACCAAATTTCGTGATGAATACGGACAAATGGTTATTGCTTGCGATAATTCATCTTGGCGTAAAGAAAAGTTTGCGAATTATAAAGCAAAACGTAAAACAGATCGTGATGAATCGCCTTTGGATTGGGGAAAATTCTTTGGTTTTCTCAATGGGATACGTGATGAAATCGCTGAAGAAATGCCTTACCCTGTTGTTCATGTCGATCGCGCTGAAGCCGATGATGTGATTGCTACCCTTGTAGAATCAACACAAGAGTTTGGTCAAAACGAGCCTATTATGATTGTTTCGTCTGATAAAGACTTTATTCAATTACATCGTTATTCGAATGTAAAACAGTTTAGTCCAATGAAACGTGGAGCTCTAACCGTAGACGATCCTCTTTTCTATAAGTTCGAACACATCTGTAAAGGTGATACTAGTGATGGTGTACCAAATATGCTAAGCGCAGATGACACCTTTGTTGTAGAAGGAGGTCGTCAAACACCAATCCGCGCTAAAAAGATTAAAGAGTGGTATGACGCGTGCAAAGGTAACGCATCCGATATTAATTCTTTACGTAGCGTTATGACCGAAGAACAATACCGCAACTTTTGTCGTAATAAACTCATGATTGATCTAGATTGTATCCCTGAGGATATTCAATCAAGCATCATGGATAAATATAAATCTCAACAAGGAAAAACAAATTCTAAAGTTTTAAATTATCTAATAACAAAAAGATGTAGTTTGCTCGTAGAAGCAGCAAAAGACTTCTTTACAAATGAAATATAATATGGCCATTCAAAAATATCCACACGAAATATTCGAAGAAGTATGCAAACTTGAAAACCGTGAAGATCGTATTAAGTATCTAAAAGAAAACGCGTATAAGCAGGTAAAGACACTTTTGCAATTATGCTATAATGACAAGATCGTTCTTGATTTACCTGCGGGTAAGCCTCCTTTCAATCCTTGCCCTGAGGGTCGACAACCTTCTCCAATCGCTAATGTATTTAAACCCATTAGTCTATTAGTTAAGGGCAGCAAGATTTCTCAACTCAAAAAGGAAAAGATCTTTATTGGAATGCTTGAGCAATTGCCTGAAGAAGATGCAGGTTTACTTGTCGCGGCTAAAGATGGAACTATCATTAATCTTCAAAATAAAAAATATCGAAAGATTACGAAAAGCTTAGTTGAAGCAACATTTCCAGAGCTACTCAAATAACTAATTTACAAATCCTGTATCTTGGTTATAATTACAATATGAATATCTTTGCTTTATCACCAGTACCAGAAGTCGCTGCCAAATGGCACTGTGACAAACATGTTCCAAAAATGATTGTAGAATCTGCTCAAATGCTATCTACAGCGCATAGAGTTTTAGATGGAACTATTGATCGTCGACCTTCTAAATCGGGTAAGACACGAGTAAAGTATTGGGAACTAAATGATGATCGCGAAGATGTTCTATATAAAGCGGTTCATGTTGGTCACCCATGCACGGTTTGGACAATGGAGTCACATATGAATTATAAGTGGCACTATGATCTCTTCAAAGAATTGTGTAAAGAATATACGTATCGATATGGCAAACAACACTTAACCGAAAAAGTTTTATTTGATGTTCTTAAAGATCCACCACAAAATATCAAAAAATCACATATGACACCATACGCACTTGCTATGGGTTCTAACCCCGAGTGTATGGATCATGACGATCCTATTGGTTCATATCAAAAATTCTATCAAACAAAACAAAAACGCTTCTCAATGAAGTGGACTAAACGAGAAACACCACATTGGTTTAAAACACTATGACATACGATTACTATTGCGATAAATGCGAAAAGGCATGGGAAGAAACACATTCTATTGCTGAACGTGACACTCCAGTTGGAAAAGACTGTGGTTGTGGAAAAGGAGGCAAGGTTTGTCGTGGAGTATGCGCTCCAGGATTATCTTATCAAGGTTCTATTAGTGCTATTAGACGAGCAGGTTCTGGTTGGAATGATGTACTAAAGGGGATTAAAAAGGCTTCTGGCTCGGGAGCAAATATTGATCATTATTAAAATGAAGATAAAGAGGAAAAATCGAAAAAATCACTTTAACGATTTTGATCCATTTGAACAAAAGCGTAAAAGAGCTAAAAAAATTAATCGTAATAAAAGAAAAAATAGAGGAGATTTTTCGAATCAATATGATTATGAATCTTACCTTGATAATATAGATTATTATGATAGACCTAATACGATTGAAAAATTCCAATGATTAGACCACACTTTAAACACGAAAAAGTAGAATTGGGTTATTCTGATCTTAAAGCAGAAACACTTAAATCTGGACGTACTTACATTACACCTACTGGAGAAAAATATCCATCAATCACTACCGCATTAGGTTATCGCGACCGTTGGAAGTGGGCTCAATGGAGAAAAGACGTTGGTGAAGAAGAAGCAAATCGCCGCACCCGTCATGCCACAACTCGAGGAACCGCAGTTCATAATATAGCTGAACGTTATCTTAATAATGAATATGACTATATCCGAACACCTGGTGATAGAATGCCTCATGTACTTCATAGTTGGACAACTCTGCGGAAAGTGATTAATGATAAGATTGGAAAGGTATATATGCAAGAATGTCCACTCTATTCTGATACGCTTAAAGTTGCTGGTCGAGTAGATTGTATTGCAGAATTTGAAGATGAGTTATCAATTATTGATTTCAAGACGTCGAGTAGAATTAAAGATCGGAGCGAGATTAGTTCATACTTTATGCAGGAGTGTGCATATGCAATAATGTTTGAAGAACAAACTGGAATTGAAATAAATCAATTAGTAACACTTATGGTTGTTGATGGCGATGAAAATCTTCTCATCTTTAAAGAAAAGAAAGAGGATTGGATTGATCCTTTAATTGAAGAGATCACGTATTATTATGAAAATGTTTAACAAAAGTTGTTTACAATATAAGGAAACTCTGATATAATAGTAGTATGTACACAAACTCAAATAGACATAGAATGCACGAAAAGAACTTACCTTATAAAGAAGGCGACTACGTTTGCTATAAATGTGCATATAATATGGTTGGTCAAGGTGAAATTTTCAAAATCTTTGAAGACCGAGACGAAGTCATTATAAAATTTGGTAATGGCGGAGGAGGATTAGAATACGTGAAAAAGAAAGATATTTTAAAATGATTATAT